GGACATTTCGACCATGCGGTCGTATGTCCGCTCAGTGGTTGACATCGATACGTCGGACATTTCCGACGATGTGATGAACCGCTTCCTGGGTGAAGCCTATGACGTAATCGTCTACTCGGAGAAACGCTGGCCGTTTTTCGAGGTTGCGACCACGTTCAACACGGTCCAAGATCAGAAGGACTACACGGTCGCTGTGGTCGGTGCGGCGGTCACGAACGGCCTGCGTGAGATAGCAGCTCTCAGGACCGACAATCACGTTCTCGAATACATCGGCCGTGATGACGGCGATGTGATCTACCCGCTGGATAGCAATACCAGTGGTAAGCCGTGGTATTGGTCTTTCTGGGCTGATTCGATTCGCCTGTACCCGACCCCAGGGTCGGTCGACACCGTTTACGTTCGGGGGTACAAGGATCCCGCAGCGTTTGGCGCTGGGGTCTCGGACGCTACCGAGCCGTCGGATCTGCCGACACCGTTCCACATGGTTCTCGCTACTTACGGGATTGCCCGTGCTTACGAGCAGCAGGAAGACCCGACGATGTCGGCGCAATACTTTTCGATCTTCAACCAGGAGTTGGAGAACCTGCGGGCCCGCTACGAGGACATGCCGGCCGCTCAACCGGTCAGGTTGAACAGCCGGTCAGCGTCACGGTGGATGTCGCAGTCGTACCTGCCGAGGCGGTTGCGGTATTCGTGGGAGCTGTAGGTGGCTTCTACCACTTGGAAACTCGAGGCCCTTGAGGCTTTCACGGGTGGCCTGAACCTTCGTTCCGATCAGTTCAATCTGGCCGAGAACGAATCCCCTGATCTTCTCAACGTCCTTGTTGATCCGCGTGGCGGGATTCGCCAACGCGACGGCGTGGACCGCAGGAACACGACGGCGTTGAGCGCCGACATTCAGGGCATCTGGGCGTTGCACACTGATAGCGGCACCAATCAGGTGATGGTCAACTACGGCACGAAGGTTGCCCACAGTGCGACGGCGAACTTCACCGACCTGACCGGTATCACCGCTCGGACGGACGGCAGCCGCGTGTACGGCGTGACGATGAACAACGTCGCCTACGGGGTGTCCTACGACAAGGTGTGCTTCAAGTGGGACGGGACGACAGCAGCCGATTTGGGGGTCACGCTCGGGTCGGCCGGCAACATGCCGCAGGCCCAGTACATCGCAGCGTGGAACAACTTTGCGTGGGTTGCCAACACCTACGAATCGGGGACAGCGCACAAGTACCGTCTGAGGTGGTCGAACGCCAACGATCCTGAAACGTGGACGGCGAACGACTACGTCGACATCGACAAGGGAGACCACGGCGATTACATCACGGGCCTGTGCCCGATGGGTGATCGTCTGCTGGTGTTCAAGTCGAACAGTGTGCATGCCGTGTTCGGCTTCGATTCTGATTCTTTCCAGGTTGTGACGTTGAGCAACGATGTCGGGTCGGTTCCGTTGTCGTCGCCGGTAGCGACACCGTTCGGGGTGTTCTTCTGGTATGCCGACCAGGGCGCCTACCTGTATAACCGTGAGTCGTTTGTTTGGATCTTCGACAAGGTGTCGCCAGCTGTGGACGACGGGCGCATTTCGTTTGCCACGAACCCGCAGCTCGGATGGGGGAACAACAAGCTGTACGTTTCGGTCGACTGGACGGAGGCCGGCTCGACGACCCGTCGGACGTTGATCTACGACCCGACGATCGCCGGCGGGGCCTGGGTAACGACCGACATTGACGCTGCGGCCATGTATTCGTACCGGCCACCGAACGATTCCTCAACCGTTTACGGGGCGTGCGTCGCCAACACGGGCGTGTTGATCGACGTTGAGGACGAACAGAACCGGTCCACGGACCGGTATGCGTCGTCTGCCGAAACGCACATTTCGTCGTATTTTGTTACACGGTGGGTGTCGGGCAAGAACCCGATTGTGAAGAAACGGTGGGGGCGCCCCCGTTTGGTGACTTCAGCTGAGGCGACCATTTCGTTGCCGGTTTCCGTTTTTAAGGATTACGACAAGTCTGCTGCCACTGGCAGTTTCAATGTGAGCATTTCGGGCAAAACGTCTACTTCGCTGTGGGGGACAGCCAAGTGGGACGACGGCGACGATACGTCGCCGTATTGGGCTGCGTGGGATGCGATCTCGCGTGATCTCACCGCTGTGGTGTTGAATCTGCCCACACTCGGGACAGCGAAATCTATAAGTGTGAAAGTAAGCGGGCCCACTTCCAATAACCATTGGGAAATGAACGCTTTGGCTTTTGCCTACACGCCCAGGAGGCTCCGATAGATGGCGACACTGGCCGTTACCAACTCGTTCTCCGCCGGCACGACGATTGTCGCCGCCGACATGAACCAAAACTTCGACGATGTCGAAGCGTTCATCAACAGCGCCCCTGGTGTTGTCCAGAACAGCATCGTGGACGCCAAGGGCGACCTGATTGCCGCGACCGGCTCGGATGCCGTGTCTCGTCTGGCTGTGGGCACCGACACTTATGTGTTGACTGCTGACTCGGGCGAGGCGACGGGTCTGATATGGGCTGCGCCCACGACTGGTGACATAACGGGGATCACGACTGCGGCGAACAGTTCCCTGTCGGGGGGTGCGACGAGCGGCAACGTGACGTTGATCGCCGATGTCAACAACACCACGGTGGCTACGGCAACGACCGCCGATTACGTCCTGATCGCCGACACGAACGATTCCAACGCCACGAAGAAGGCCCTGATTTCGGACATTACGTCGGCGGCACCGCAGGGGACGGTGACATCGGTTACTGGGACAGCTCCGATTGTGTCGTCTGGTGGGACAACGCCGGCTATTTCAGTAGTAACCAACAACGCACAGCTCATCTTGAACAACACCGTCTTCAACTAAGGAAAGATAATGGCAACATATTCCAAGCATGTTCTCAGCGGAACCCCTGCCGATGGCAGGAACGTCAAGGTCGCTGCGACGGCGACGGCGGGAACGCTGATTCATACGGCTGTAGCGGGCACTTCTGACCTGGACGAAATCTGGTTGTATGCGTGCAACACGTCTGCGTCTGATGTGAAGCTCACCATCGAATACGGCGGCGTCGCTTCACCCGATGATCTGTCCGAGGTCACGATTACTGCTGAGGCAGGCTGGGTTTTGGTGCTCCCAGGGACGCTGTTGCAGAACGGTCTGGTTGTCAGGGCGTTTGCTGGAACGACGAATGTCATCAACATCAACGGCTACGTCAACCGCATAACTGCCTAGGCGATGTTTCGCCAGGACCGCACCAACCCGTCTACTGCCATATCTAACTGGCGGGGGCGGCATGACACGCCGAAGGCGTGGCCGTCTACTGGCGTGTCTACTTGGTTGAATGGCGGCCTGTTTGGTGGCGGGGCGTTGACGGCGTTCGGTGGGATCATCACGCAGTATGAGGATTCTGGTACGACGTACCGTGTTCATACGTTCCGTGGTTCAGGCAAGTTTGTGGTGTCTGCTGGTACGGCTGATGTGGATTATCTGATCGTCGCAGGCGGCGGCGGTGGCGGCGGTGTCAGTAGTGAATCCGAAGGCAAGGGCGGCGGCGGTGGCGCTGGTGGCCTGTCGAACGCATCGGGCACGATCACCGTCGATGTTGCTTCTAGCCCGTACACGATCACCGTCGGAACAGGCGGTTCTGGTGGAGGTGGCGCATCGAACTCCACGCAGGGCGCTGACAGTGTGGCATTGGGGGTGACTAGCGACGGCGGCGGTCGTGGTGGTGTGAACGCTAATGACGCTGGCTACTCGGTTGGCGGTGTGGGTGGTTCAGGCGGTGGCGGTTCGTGTGACTCTGGCCCCCCTGCTGGTGGTGCCGCATCGGGCACGGGCACAGGCAACGCAGGCGGCACGGGCGGCAACATTGTCTCTGATCCAAGTTACGCGGCTGGTGGCGGTGGGGGCGCTGGTGCGGTAGGCGAAACGGCGAACACGGACGGCGCAGGTCATGGCGGCGACGGTGGCGCAGGAGCCTCCCACATCGGCATTACTGCTACAGCGAAACTGTACGCGGGGGGCGGTGCTGGTTCGGGTGTGACCGCTGGTGACGGTGGTTCTGGTGGAGGTGGTGGCCCATCCTCCAACACGGCGACCCCCTCTGGTGGAGTCCCCAACACGGGCGGTGGTGGTGCTGGTCGCGGGATTGTCGGCGCGGCCAGTAACCAGATCGGCGCTGATGGTGCTGCGGGCATTGTCATCATCCGATACGAGGTGGCCGCATAATGGCTGACCCCAGTTACATCGTTGATGGTGTTCTCACTGACGGGGACGCATGGGTCGGTATCGCCCACGCATCCCTGTCGCTGCCCGCTGCGACGGTTACTTGGACTTCAACTGATGACGGTCAGACGGGCGACTTCTCCCAATACATGGATCTGGTCCTCATCATTTATGTCCAGACCGCTAGCAGCAGCGATTGTCGGATGAACCTCAACAACGACACGGCATCGAACTACGCGCTACAGGAACTTTATGGCGACGGTTCTTCTGCGGGGGCTTATACCAACGCGGCTCTGGGTTACGCAAAGTTGGGGATTGTTCCTGAAACATCTGATGGGGCTAATGACTTTGCCGCCATCGTCGCGCACTTGTTCGACATCAACTCGGGGAAATACAAGAGTGCGATAAGCCAATACGCCGACGACGAGGACGGCAACGGCTACGTCGGGCTACAGGCTCATACATGGAAGTCGCAAGCCGCTATTTCAGAAATCGACCTCTTGTCTGGTAGCGATTTCGTGGCTGGCAGCACGTTCTCCCTGTTTGGTGTGCTCCCCAGGATGGTGGCCTGATGGCTGTTATCGAGGCTATTGCGACGACGTACCTGGAGGCTGATGCTGCGTCGGTGACGTTCTCTGGCATCCCGTCCACCTATGAGCATCTGCAACTACGGGTCAGCGTCAGGGAGGAAACCTCCGCTGCGGACAGGTCAGCATTCGGCATCCAGTTCAACGGCGACACGGCAGCCAACTACGGCGGCGTCCATTCGATACAAGGTTTAGGGAGTTCAGCGGGGGTAAGTAACTGGTCGGATGCTGATGTCACGGACCTGATCTACATCAACTACGGCCTCGTCGGCGGGAGCAGTCCTGTGACTTGGTATTCGTCAGCGGTGGTGGACATATTGGACTACCGAAACGCCAACAAGAACAAGACCGTTTCCTACATCGGTGGGTGGGGTGGCCTATCAGCCAATCCACGGGCTGCTGTGTGTCTCGGCAGCGATTTTTGGGATTCGACAGCGGCGATCACCAGCCTCAGTATTATCGGCAGCCCGTATGCGTCGCTTGACTTTGCCCGTGGTTCTGAGTTCACCCTCTACGGATTGAACTCCTCCTGATGGCTGCTTTCACTGTTATCGACCACACCGAACTCGGCGCATCAGCATCGTCCTATGACGTTACGTCGATCTCGGCGTCCTACGACCACCTGTATCTGGTGATGTCAACCCGTGGTGATGTGGCTGCTTATTTTGACAACATCAACCTCACCCTGAACGGCGACACGGGTGCCAACTATTCCCAGACGGAACTGTACGCCGACCAATCAGGCACTATTTCCTCGTGGCGTGGTACAGGGTTCAACTACGCCAACGCAGGGTTGGACTCCAATGGGGCGTCCATGCTGGCTGACACTTTCGGTAGTCACCAAGTTTGGATTCCCCACTACTCCAACACGGCGAACTTCAAGCAAATACTGGCTTTTGGCGCAGCGGAAAATAACTCCACGACAGGCAGTCAGTGGCGGGAGATGATTGGGGCGAACCTGTGGTCAGCCACGGCTGCTGTCAATCAGATCACCCTTACCCCTGCCACAGGCGATGATTTCGTCCAATACAGCACGTTCACCCTCTACGGAATAACAGGAGCATAAAGATGCCAAGACAGAAGGTTGTCAACGGGGTCTACTACGACCTGACAGCAGAGGAAGAAGCGGAACTGGACACACGGGCTGAGGCTGCCGATCTGGACATGAACCATGTGCGGGGTCAGCGTGACGGCCAGTTGCGTGGCTCCGACTGGACACAGATCGGTGACGCCGCCCTGGGCGACCACACCGCTGAGGAGTGGGCGACCCACAGGCAGGCTCTCAGGGATCTGCCGCAGACGTATTCGCGTGTGTCTGAGGTTGTGTGGCCTAATGATCCTCCGACACAGGCTGCAATCGACGCTGAGTAATGGATCAGCCGTCCGACATCCGCCAAATCAGAATCCCAACCGTAGCGTTGGGCCTCATTCTGAGCGTGGCAGCGATAGTCGGCACGGTCACATGGTCCTCAGCACGCCTGGTGGCACGCATCGACCATCTGGAAGCAACAGTGTCTTCCATTGAGGACACGATGGACATGAACGCTTACGCCAGGGCAGCAGACCTGGAGGATCTCCAGGTCACTGTGGGGTCGTTGTCTGTGGCTATGCAGGAGCTGGGGGATGTCATTCACGACGATTGGTCGGTGGAGGACTGATGCCGACCGTCGTTTACAAGCCGACTCACAAGTTTGTGGGACCAAACTCCCTATCTATTGAGTACGAACTTCGCAAAATCCAAGAGAAGCTCGATGACCTCGAGACACGCGTAGCGGCCCTGGAGCCGTAGGAGCAAACATGGCTATTAGACGAGCAGCTTCAGAGATGGGGCGCAAACTAGGCGACGAGTCGTTGACCGTCGCCGATACGGCTATCGGGCTGGCATCCATCGCCTCCAACTCTGTTGCGGCGATGATCACGAACGGCGCAGAGGCAATCAGGGTGAGGTGGGGTACCCCCACCACATCCGTTGGGCACTACCTGAACCCGTACAGCACGATGGAGCTGGTGAACGACGATTTGGACGATGTCAAGTTCATCCGTGTCGGCGGTTCCAGTTCCACCATTTTCGTAACCTACTTTGGAGCCTAACGATGCCGTTGAATCGGATTTCGCAACGACTGGTGGATCAGGTTCCGACGGGCGACATCACCGATGTTGTTGCGGGGGACGGCCTGTCGGGTGGCGGCAGCACGGGTGCTGTAACCCTGGCGTTGGATGTCAACGAACTGACTGTTGCTACTGCGGTTGCGGGCGACTATGTGGCGATAGAGGACGTTGGGGACGGCACCTCGAAGAAGGCCCTCATCAGCGACATTACGGCTCTGGCTGGCGACATCACGGAGATCACTGCTGGCACCCTTGTTGATGTCACTTCGGGCACGGGGCCGGTTCCTACGATCAACGTCGATCTGTCGGAGGCGTCGACTTCTACTTCTGACGCTGATGGCGATTTCTTCCTGGTTACTGATGCGGCGGCTGCCCAGTACAAGCTGACGAAGGCGAATATTGCCTTGTCGGGGATGAATAACGATTCTGGGTGGACGGCGAATGCGGGCACGGTTACGTCTGTGACTGGTACTGCTCCGATTGTTTCTTCGGGTGGGGCTACGCCTGCTATTTCGATAACGGTTGAGACTGCGACGTTGCAGTTGGCGGGTCAGGTGTTTGGCTGATGGCTTACAACCTTCCCGATCTACCGTTCAGCACGCCTGGAAACATGGATCGGTTTCTTCCGTCATCCCACCGTGGCCGCCCCCGAGGGGGGATGCGCCGGCAGGGGCCGGTTGATCGGCTTGATGAGTCAATCGGTGAGAGGTCTCGCGGTGGGCGGATACCTCCCGAGTTGCTGCAAATGCTGGTGGCGGCCCTCATGGGCGGCCAAGGCGGTGGTGGGGCGCCTCAGCGACCTCAGATGGGCGGCAGGCCCCCTCAGAGGCCACCGAGTGGTCGGCCGCCGATGGGTGGAGGCGGACGGCCCCCAGTTGTGAAGATCGAAGACCTTGTACGAGCCCTGAGCGGGGGCGGCGCCCAACGGCAGGCGCCTCAGGCCAACATGCCCGTTCCTCAAGCACGCAGGTAGCAGATGGCGGTCAACTATGCGATGACGGGGCGGGCTGACGACCCGTATCCGACGCGTGCGAACACCATGTCGGCTGCTTATGGCGGCCTGGGTGGTCAGGCGTCGCCGTCGTTTGGTAGTTATCCGACGCCGACGTTTGGTGGGGGTACGAGTGGTCAGCGTTTTGCCGATTTGCAGTCGGCGTTGGGTGATGTGGGTTATCAGCGGGATTCTGTGCAACGTCAGC